GGAGGTAGAAACTTTAAAAAATTATATGACAACTCAGATGTTACAAAAAGAAACCGCAATGGACAGACTAGCTCGGGATTATATAGTTTGTTCATACCTATGGAATGGAACTACGAAGGATACATTGATTCTTATGGGATGCCTGTCTTCGATACTCCACAAGCAGAAGTTACCGGTCCTCATGGAGGATTCATCGATCTTGGAGTCATACAATATTGGGAAAACGAAGTTGAAGGATTAAAAAATGATCAAGATGCTTTAAATGAATTTTACAGACAATTTCCTAGAACTACTAAACATGCTTTTAGGGACGAGTCTAAATCATCTTTATTTAATCTAACTAAGATTTATCAACAAATAGATTTTAATGAAGATTCAAATAATAAAGCAGCGGTAACTCAAGGTAATTTTATTTGGGAAAATGGTATAAAAGATACAAGAGTTATATTCGCACCTAATAATAAAGGTAGGTTCTTTATAACATGGGTACCAGATGATAATTTACAAAATAGATATATAGAAAAAAATGGTATTAAATATCCTGGAAATGATCATATAGGAGCATTTGGATGTGATCCTTATGATATATCAGGAACTGTAGATAAAAGAGGTTCTAATGGATCTTTACATGGTTTAACTAAATTTAGCATGGAAGACGCACCAGCTGATCATTTCTTTTTAGAATATATAGCTAGACCTCAAACCGCTGAAGTGTTTTTTGAAGATGTACTTATGGCGTGTGTATTTTACGGTATGCCTATATTAGTAGAAAATAATAAACCTAGACTTTTATATCATTTTAAAAGAAGAGGTTATAGAGGGTTTGCAATGAACAGACCTGATAAAGTTTGGAATAAACTTTCAGTAACAGAAAAAGAAATAGGTGGAATTCCTAATTCAAGTGAAGATATTAAACAAGCACATGCTGCTGCAATTGAATCTTATATAGAAAATGCGATTGGTTTTAATGGAGATGGATATGGTGATTTGTATTTTCAAAGAACATTAGAAGATTGGGCATCTTTTGACATGAATAATAGAACTAAACATGATGCTTCTATTAGCTCAGGTTTAGCTATTATGGCTTGTAACAAAAATAGATATGCTCCAGTAAGTAGAAGAAAACGAGAACCAATTGATCTTGGTATTAAAAAATATGATAACAAGGGATTAGTTTCAAAAATAATTAAATAAATGAATACATACGCAAATCCAAATAGTGCCTTTCCTAGCCAAGTAGTGCCAGATGCTGAAAAATCTTCTATTGAATATGGAAGACAGGTTGCACAAGCTATTGAAAGTGAATGGTGGAGGCAAGGAGGTAATGGGACTAGATTTGCTACTTCTTATAATAGATTCCATACTTTAAGGTTATACGCAAGAGGTGAACAACCAGTTCAAAAATATAAAGATGAACTAGCTATTAATGGTGACATGTCTTATATGAATTTAGACTGGAAACCTGTTCCTGTAGTTTCTAAATTTGTAGATATTGTTGTAAATGGAATGGCTAATAAGATATTTGAAATAAACGCTTATGCACAAGATCCTGTATCATTAAAGAAAAGAACAGATTATGCTAATGCTATATATGAAGATATGTTAGCAAAACCTTATCTTGAAGAATTAAAAGGTACATTAGGAATTGATCAATATCAAAGTCCAGATCCAGCTAATCTACCTGAAAATAAAGAAGAATTAGATCTTCACATGCAGTTGAGTTATAAGCAAGCAGTAGAAATTGCTGAAGAAGAAGTAATTGATAATACTTTAGCTAGAAATAAATTTAATAATACAAAGAAAAGATTTTATTATGATCTAGTTACTCTGGGGATTGGAGCAGTAAAAACTGAATGGAATAAAGCAAATGGAATTGTTATAGATTATGTAGATCCAGCTAATATAATATATTCATACACAGAAGATCCAAATTTTGATGATATATATTATGTAGGAGAAGTTAAACAATTAACTATTCCAGAAATAGCAAAACAATTTCCACATTTAACTGAAGATCAATTAGAGAAAATACAACAAACTAGATCTTTTAGTAATCAACAACTTTATGGTTGGCAGACTTATGATCAAAACACTGTACAGGTTTTATTTTTTGAATATAAAACATATAATAGTCAAGTATTTAAAATTAAACAAACTGATCATGGATTAGAAAAAGCTTTAGAAAAAACAGATACTTTTGATCCTCCTAAAAATGATAACTTTGATAGAGTAGAAAGAAAAATTGAAGTATTATATAAAGGATGTAAGGTTATTGGAAACAATGAATTGCTGCAATGGGAGTTAGCGGAAAATATGAGTAGACCTTTTGCTGATACTACTAAGGTAGAAATGAGTTATACTCTAGTAGCACCAAGAATGTATAAAGGTAAAATTAATTCAATTGTAAGTAAAATAACTGGATTTGCAGATATGATCCAATTAACTCATTTAAAATTACAACAAGTAATTGCTAGAATGGTTCCAGATGGAGTATTCTTAGATATGGATGGGCTGGCTGAAGTTGATTTAGGTAATGGTACAAATTATAATCCAGCTGAAGCATTAAATATGTATTTTCAAACTGGTTCGATAGTTGGTAGATCACTTACTCAAGAAGGAGATATGAACCCTGGTAAGGTACCTATTCAAGAACTTGCAACTTCTACAGGACAAGGTAAAATACAAAGTTTAATCAGCACATATCAATATTATTTACAAATGATAAGAGATGTGACCGGACTTAATGAAGCGAGAGATGGTTCTGTGCCTGATAAAAATACTTTAGTAGGTTTACAGAAAATGGCAGCTAACCAATCTAATGTAGCTACTAGGCATATATTAGACGCAGGATTATGGTTAATATTAAGAACATGTGAAAACATTGCTTTAAAAGTAGCAGATTCTTTAAACTATCCTTTAACTTTAAATTCTCTTAAAAGCTCTATATCTACTTATAATACAGGAACCTTAGCTGAAATACAAAATTTAAATCTTCATGATTTTGGTATATATCTACAATTAGAACCAGAAGAAGAAGATAAACAAATGCTAGAACAAAATATTCAAATGTCTATACAACAAGGAGGTATTGATTTAGAAGATGCTATAGATATAAGACAAATAAAAAATTTAAAACTAGCAAATGACGTTTTAAAACAAAAGCGTAAAAAGAAAATGCAAGCAGCTCAACAAGCTCAACAACAACAAGCTCAAGCAGAAGCTGCTGCAAATGCTGAAGCTTCACAAGCTGCAGCTATGGCCGAAGTACAAAAGAACGAAGCCATGACTCAAGCGAGTATTCAATTAGAACAAGCTAAATCTCAAATGGAAATTCAAAGATTACAGACTCAAGCTCAATTAAAACAGCAAGAAATGCAGTATCAGCATGAGTTTGATATGGAATTAAAAAAGATATTATATTTTTTGTTTATACTTCTGTTAATCAAAGCAATTATTTTTTATTTATAAGCACGATAGGTGTTTTAAATATTAAATTAATAACAAAGGAGATTATCCTATGAAAATAACATCAGAAAAATTTACAGATATGATGTGTAAAATAAACAGCATAAGTTCTACTGCTAAAGTATCTTTTAAAGCCGAAGTGTGGAAACAAAAGAGAGATGATTCTGAGTTTGAGATAGAAAAATTTAATCGAGTTAGCAAAGTGGAAATTCAATTTAATCAAGATGAACAGAATGAGATTGTTATCCACGTCAAGTAACCGAAAGGAAAACATATGAATGATTTATTTTTGCCTGATTTCTGCCATAAATGTGAAGGTAAAGGTTATGTAGAAATTGAGGAAGATGATAAAGTCTGCTATGAATGTGAAGGTGGATATATAATTGAACCGAAAGGAAATAACGATGACGAAATTCATTTCAATACTAACTAAATTTATTGCAAGAACAATTAAGTTTATTATTGCTAGTGCATTTTATGCTTACGCTAAGAGAAGATTGGTGTGGTATTACCGAATACTATTATCTGAAGATTTCTCTTACATAATGACACGCTATTATAAAAGACATAGCGTTCAACGAGATGTTGATAGACAATACAACAGAAAACAAAGGAGTAATGATGAAAAAGAAAATCACTTCTCACATAGTTAGATACCAAGTCATATGTAAAGGTAAAGATTCTTGTAATAAAGATAAGATATATAAAATGAATAAAGTAATACTTAAAAATATAGATAAAAGAATATCTAAATTAGAAGATAAGATGAATGGTTTATGTGAAACCGAAAACAAATCTTATGGAGGAACAATATGAATAAAACAATGGCAAAAATTAGAGTAGATGTGAAAACTACTAATGCAGAAGCAGTCGCTAAACTTAATGATAAGTTAAGAGATACAATTTTATATGCCAATCCAATCAAGGATAACATTGTAATGACGCCAGGTATACACGCATTAACTCAACAACAACAATTATCTATTCTTAATCAAATT